TGAAGATGATAAACTTATCTTTAATGACTACGAAATTATATCAGAACTTACCACGTTCATTCAGAAGAAGCAATCCTTTGAAGCTGATGAAGGATTCCATGATGACTTGGTAATGTGTATGGTGATCTTTGCTTGGTTGGTCCAGCAAGATTACTTCAAAGAAATGACTGACAATGATGTCAGAGCACGTATCTATGACGAACAAAAAAATCAGATCGAACAAGACATGTCTCCATTCGGATTTATCACCACAGGTTTAGAAGGTGATGAAGGATTTGTAGACCAGGGATCTGTTTGGGAATATGGAGAAACCCAAGAAGATGTTAGTTATATGTGGGGTATATAATGGATGTAGAAGATCTTTTTGATTTAGATAATCTACTCTTTAAAGAGAGAAAATGTAGGTCCTGTGGAAAAACAAAAGACCTACTTATAGATTTTTATAGAACAAGAAAAGATCGTACATGTGTTTCTGCATATTCTTATGAATGTAAAGAATGTACTAAAACAAGAATTAAAAACAGTAGAAAAACAGATAGTGAAAAATCCGGGTATCCTGACTGGTAGTATGTTCATGCATTGTTTCCCCACTTGAGCAGGTCAAAACAATAAATATTTTTAGATCAAGTTTGGTAACTTACAGGAGTTAAACATGGCAAGTCAAGTCTCGCCTGGAATCGTTCTAAAGGAACGCGACTTATCTAATGCTGTTATTGTCGGCGCATCCACAATCACCGCTGGTGTTGCATCAACTTTCCAAAAGGGTCCTATTGGAAAGCCAACCAACATCAGTTCACAGAAAGAACTTCTTTCTGTATTTGGTGCTCCGGCAGAAGAAAACGCAGAAGATTGGTTCGTTGCTTCAGAATTCCTCAATTACGGCGGAAGGTTAAATGTGGTACGTGCTGCCACTGGAGTAAATAGTGCAACAGATACAGGTGCTTCAGTAGTCGTCAAGAATGACGAGGACTGGGAATCAGGTAATGGCAGTGGAAACTTCTTGGTTGCAAGAACTGCTGGTACATGGGCAAACGGTTTATCAGTAGTGTTCGTTGACCGTGGTGCTGATCAGTACGTTACTCTTTCCAACACCCCAGCATCAATTGCAATGGGCGATACACTAACATTTGTTGGTGGAGCAACTGGTGTTGTTTATTCGTGGAATTCTGCAAGCAGAACTGCTGCAGTTATTCTCGACAACCCTGCAAGCAGACTAACCACTTCAGACGCTTTAGATTCACCTGAAGTTGGTCTTCCCACAACTCTTGGATCATTTGTTGCTGGTACTGGTTATCAGTCCGCAGCTGGTGTTTCTCCTACTGGCGGATCAGGATCTGGTCTGACGGTTGACACAACTGTTTCTGTCGGTAGTATCGTAACTATTAGTGCCTCTTCTGGTGGTAGTTCTTATGTCACCCAGAACGCATTGGGTCTTACCGGTGGTACTGGAACTGGTGCTACTGCAAACGTAGTCGCAGTTGGTGGTTCTTTAACGAGCATCGCTATTGCTACCGCTGGTACTGGTTTCACTGTAGGAGATGTGCTTACGGTAGACGCTGGAGACAACAACGCAACTTTAACTGTATCCGCAGTAGAAGGTGGAGTTGTCAGTGCAGTAGTCGATAGTCCTGGTAGTGGATATGTTGTTGGCGATACTCTCACCATTCCTGGTGGCGGTGGAGACGCAACATTTGAAATTGATGCAGTTGCTGATGGAACTATTTCAATCACTGCAGTTTCTGACTGGTATACTACTACCGAAATCGGTTCTAGTGGTCTCACTCTTTCTTCTATCGGTCCTCGTCCTGGAACTTCACAGTTCGCAGAAGGTAAAGGTCTGAAGTATGATGAAGTTCACGTTGCAGTTATCGATACCACTGGTTCTTTTACCGGATCTGCAAACACAGTTGTTGAAAGAGTCCTTTATGGTTCTAAACTAACTGATGGAAAGAGTTCTGAAGGTGCTGCAAACTACTTCAAAGATTTGATCAATGATCAATCAGTAGCATTTTTCAATGGAACTGCTCCAACTGCTAATTGGAATCCAACATCTTCAGGTGCTGGTTCTGCTCTCGGAGTTTCTTCAAGCACATTAAGTTCTGGAGATGCTTTCCAGTTAGTTGGTAAGTCAGAAACAACACTTCAAGGTGGTGTTGATGACTATGCATACACCGCTGCAGAAATTGAAGGTGCATTTGACGAGTTTGCTGATACAGAATTAGTTGATATTAATTTTGTATTAATGGGTGGTTCACTCTCAAGCGAGATTGATACCAAAGCAAAAGCAAATAAAGTAATCTCTATTGCTTCGGCAAGAAAGGATTGTGTTGCTTTCGTTTCACCTCATAAAGCAAACCAAGTAGGTACTGCCGGTGTCTTGACTGCTTTCCAGCAGAAAGAAAATACTTTGAACTTCTTCAACGGTATGACTTCAACGTCATATTGTGTATTTGATAGCGGTTACAAGTACTACTACGATCGCTTTAACGATAAGTATCGTTATATCCCTTGCAACGGTGACGTTGCTGGTCTATGTGTTAACACATCAACTCTCCTTGATGACTGGTATTCACCTGCTGGCGTCAACAGAGGTTCACTGCGTAACGCAATCAAACTTGCTTATAATCCAAGCAAGGCTGATAGAGACGAATTATATCAGGCAAGAATCAATCCAATTGTTATCTTCCCTGGTAGTGGCGTAACTCTCTTCGGAGACAAAACTGCTCTTACATCACCTTCCGCATTCGACAGAATTAACGTTCGTCGTTTGTTCCTCAATCTTGAGAAGAGAGTTGGTGATCTCGCCAAGCAGGTACTATTTGAACAAAACGATGCGACAACTCGTTCCTCCTTCTCTTCTGCTGTTAACAGCTACTTAAGTGAAGTTCAGGCACGTCGCGGAGTTACTGATTTCCTTGTGGTATGTGATGATTCTAATAACACCCCAGATGTAATTGATCGCAACGAATTCGTTGCTGAACTATTCGTTAAGCCTACGCGCTCAATTAACTACATCACCGTAACCTTCACAGCAACGAAGACTGGCGTCTCGTTTGCCGAAGTAGTCGGTCGCTGATCATAATCACAAACAAGAGGTAAACTAAAATGGCAACTGCATTAAACAATTTCCTATCTAAAATTGGTGAAGGCGTTAAGCCTAACATGTTCTCGGTCGATATTAATTGGCCGCAGAGCATGTCAGAAGCACCATCAAATGGCGATCCCAAAGAATTAGTCAACCTTCTCTGTAAGTCCGCAGCACTCCCAGCATCAAACCTGGGAGTGATTGAGGTTCCATTCAGAGGAAGAACTGTAAAGATTGCTGGTGATCGTACATTCGACACATGGTCAGCTACGTTCTTCAACGATAAGGATATGCTACTTCGCTCATATTTTGAGAAGTGGTTGGAGAAAATTAACTCACATGAGTTGAACAACGCTCCTTTATTCAAACCAGATAACAGTGAAGGATACATGGCAACAGTAGGAGTTAAGCAACTCCGTAAGGACGCTACCGCTTCTGGTACTGTTCTTCGTCAGTATGACTTGTATCATTCATTCCCAACGAGTGTCTCCCAGATTGATCTTGCTTATGACAGCAATGATCAGATCGAAGAGTTCAGTGTTGAATTCCAATACTCTTACTGGAAAGTAAAAGTTCCTGGTACAAACGACGGACTGAATAGCGAAGCAGCAAGTCTCGGATACTCCATCGGAAGAGCAGACGGCGCGGGTTGATAAATAGTACGTCAAGGGTACTATTTAATTAATCATGAGTCAACTGTTTGGTTTTTTAATCAACAAAGGAAAGGAGGAAAGGGGTCAATCCCCTGTTCCTCCTAATAGTGATGATAGCGTAGCCACCGTAGCAGGTGGCTATTTTGGTACATACGTAGATGTCGAAGGCGTATCAAAAAATGAGTATGAACTCATTAAAAGATACCGCGACATGTCACTCCATCCCGAAGTCGATACTGCTATCGATGAGATCGTAAACGAGTTTGTTGTCAGCGATGCTAACGACAGTCCCGTTGAGATTGAACTATCTAATTTAGATATTGGCGCTGGCGTCAAGAAAAAAATTAGAGACGAGTTTGATCGCGTCAAAAAAATGATCAACTTTGATAAAAATGCTCATCAAATTATCCGTAATTGGTATGTTGATGGTCGTACATATTATCACAAAGTAGTAGATTTAGACAACCCTAAAAAGGGTATCCTCGAACTACGTTACATCGATCCACTAAAAGTACGTAAAGTTCGTCAGAAAATTTCCAACCCAACTGCTGCCGCTAATCCTAATTTAGTACGTGGTACAGCATTAGAATATGATTGGGGAGATTATGTAGACTATTATCTCTACAACCCCAAAGGTTTTTCTGGTTCAACGAGTCTGCCAAACAATAGTGCATCAGACTTTTCTACCAACAACGGTATTAAGATTGCTTCAGATTCTATCGCCACTTGCAACTCTGGTGTCGTAGATCTGAACAAAAAATATCAGTTGAGTTTCTTACACAAAGCAATTAAGTCTCTCAATCAACTCCGTATGATTGAAGATTCTCTTGTTATCTACAGATTGTCACGCGCACCAGAACGTAGAATTTTCTACATTGATGTGGGTAACTTACCTAAAGTCAAAGCGGAACAATACCTCCGTGATGTCATGGCACGTTATCGTAACAAGCTTGTATACGATGCTAGCACTGGCGAGATTCGTGATGACAAAAAGCATATGAGTATGCTTGAAGATTTCTGGTTGCCTCGTAGAGAGGGTGGACGTGGTACTGAAATTACTACGTTGCCTGGTGGTCAGAACCTTGGCGAACTTAAGGACGTTGAGTATTTCAAAAAGAAATTATACAACTCCCTAAACCTGCCACCATCTCGTCTGACAGACGATAACAAGGCATTTAACCTTGGCAAGTCCACAGAGATTCTGCGCGATGAACTTAAGTTCACCAAATTTATTGGTCGTCTCCGCAAGCGTTTTGCTAATCTATTTCATGATATTCTCAAGACTCAACTAATTCTCAAGGGCATCATCACCCCTGAAGATTGGGATGATATGGAGGAGCATATTCAGTATGACTTCCTGTTTGACAATCACTTCAATGAGTTGAAGGAACAAGAGATGCAGATGCAACGCATCACTCTTGTTACACAAATGGATCCTTTCGTTGGTAAGTATTTCTCTACAGAATACATCCGTCGTCAAATTCTCATGCAGACCGAGAAGGAATACAAAGAAATCGATAAGCAGATGAAATCTGATATTGATAGTGGTATGGCGATCGATCCTATTGATGTCAATAGTATGGATATGATGGGTCAGCAAAATACTGCATACGCCCCAGAAATTGCAGCTCAACAAGCAACTGATTCTGCGGATCGTGAACTTGAAAAAGCAAAGGAAATGGAGAAGTTAAAACCCTCTCCCGCTCCTACAAAACCAAAGTCTAATAAATAATTGATATCTACGGATAAATTTTAGGTTATGGATACACCATTAGAATCTGAATTGGTTGACATTGTTGATCTCATTGCAGACAAAAAACGCGGAGAAGCGTTAGACAAAATCAATGATTTCCTTTACTCAAAGGCGTCTGACGTTATCGATACGTATAAACAAACAGTGGCTTCATCATACTTTGATGAACCTACTGGAGAAGAACCATCGGCAGAAGAATGAAACTTATCACAGAAAACATCGAGGACATCCAGATCCTAACCGAGGAGAAGGATGGTAAGAAAATCCTTTATATTGAAGGTGTATTCTTACAGTCAGAAATAAAAAATCGTAACGGTAGAGTATATCCTTTCCGAGTTTTGGAAAAGGAGGTTGGTCGTTACACCGAAGAGTATGTCAAAACTGGACGTGCTTTAGGAGAACTTGGACACCCCGATGGTCCTACTGTGAATCTTGATAGAGTTTCTCATAGAATCACTTCTCTAAAAGCAGAGGGAAATAACTTTATTGGTAAGGCACAGATTCTTGCTACACCAATGGGTAGCATTGCGAAGAACCTTCTTGAAGAAGGTGTCAAGTTAGGAGTTTCTTCCCGTGGTATGGGTAGCATCGACCGTCAGGAAAGTGCTTCTTATGTTATGGACGATTTTATGCTTGCAACTGCAGCAGATATTGTTGCAGATCCTTCAGCTCCTGATGCATTTGTAAACGGCATCATGGAAGGAAAGGAATGGGTATGGGATAACGGTATCCTCCAGGAGAAAACCGTGTCTAAATACCAAAGATACATTAATGAATCATCGAGAAGCGAGTTGGAAGGTAGAACACTAAAGGTGTTTGAGCATTTCCTTTCAAATCTCTAATATTAATAAATAATCATAGAATAATTATCAGAAATTTACGGGGAAACTCACAATGTCAGATATGTTAAAGGAAAAATTTGAGGAGTTTGTGACCGAATCAGGTTTGGTTGTGGAAAGTGGCGATCCTATGCCAACTGTTTCTGCAGCAGTTATTCCTGGTGGTGGATCTGCACCTGCTGGTCAATCCAAGACCGAAGTCAACTCCAAAGCTGGAGCTGGTGAAGGAAAGGGTACTGTAGGTACTGATGCTGTCAACGGTTACGGTGCTCAACAGTCAATCACGGATAATGGTGGTCCACGTCCAGACGGAAACGATGAGGGCGAGGACAATCCTGGCGCTAAAGCATCTGCTCCTGTCGGTGCCAAAGGCGCACAGAGCGATGGAACCGCACAGACCTCAAGCATCAATGATGCTGGTGATCAAGGCAAGACTGTTACTATTGGTGCAGATGCAGCATATGCTACATCTACTGGTCCTGATGTATCTTATCCCATCAAACCTTCCTTCGAGTCGCTTGACATGAGTGCAGACGTTGCTGCACTTACCGAAGGTACAGAACTCTCCGAAGAGTTCAAAGCAAAAGCAACGACAATTTTTGAGGCAGCAGTCAAATCAAAACTCTCTGAAGAGTGGACGAAACTCGAAGAGCAGTTTGAGACTCGCCTTAATGAGCAAGTAGCATCTGTTAAAGCAGAACTTGCTGAAGAAGTTGGTGGCACCGTTAAGTATGCTATCACTTCATGGTTAGAAGAGAACCAAGTATCTATCGATAGAGGAATCCGTAACGAAATCACGGAAGACTTTATTGCTGGACTTAAGAATCTCTTCCAAGAGCATTATATTAGTATCCCTGACGACAAAGTTGATGTCGTTGAAGGTCTGACTGATGACATTCGTAAGATGGAAGAAAGCCTTGACGAACAGGTCAAAGCAAATGTGAAACTTCAAGGTCGTCTTGATGAGTCTGCAAAAACTGTAGTTCTGAATATCGTTTCGGAAGGATTGGCAGACACTCAAAAAGATAAATTAGCTTCTCTCGCTGAAGGCGTAGAGTTTGAGACAGAAGAAAAGTTCACAGAGAAATTAAAAACTCTCCGTGAATCATACTTCCCCTCTGGTTCTGCTGCTCCTAAAGCAGAAGTTACCGATGAAACCCCAGTAGAAGGCGAAGAGATTACCCCAGCAATGGCACAGTATCTCAACGCTATCAACCGCTGGAATTCCTGATAATATAAAAACAACACTTAAAAAAACTCGGAGACAAAATGTTTAACGCAGAACATCTCCAGGAAAAGTGGGCACCTGTTCTTGGTTCCGAAGGCGCATCGCCTATCGGCAACCGTTATAAGAAGGCAGTAACCTCCGTCCTCCTGGAAAACCAAGAAAGATTTTTACGCGAAGAGCGTGGAATGTTAAGCGAAGTTGCAGTTAACGGCCTTGGCGCTGGTACTGTTTCTCCCGCTGGATCAGCACTCGGCAATGCTAACACTGCAGGACTTGCAGGTTTCGACCCCGTACTGATCTCACTCGTCCGTCGTGCAATGCCTAACTTGATGGCATATGACGTTTGTGGCGTCCAACCAATGAGTGGTCCTACTGGACTCATCTTCGCAATGCGTTCACGCTACGAGAACCAAGGCGGCGAAGAAGCCTTGTTCAACGAGCCTGATACCGGATTCTCTGCAGCACATGACGCAACTCAAGGAGCATATACTCCTAGAACTGGCGCTGGTGTTGGTGGCGATTCAGAAGGCAACAACCCTGCACTCCTTAACGATTCCTCACCTGGCACCTACGAAGTAGGACGTGGCATGAGTCGCGAAGCTCTTGAGCAAATGGGCGAATCAGGTAAACTGTTCCGCGAGATGTCATTCAGCATTGAGAAGACTTCTGTGACTGCAAAGTCCAGAGCTTTGAAAGCAGAATACACCTTGGAACTGGCACAAGACCTTAAGGCAATCCACGGTCTTGATGCAGAGCAAGAACTTGCTAACATCTTGTCAAGCGAAGTTCTCGCAGAAATCAACCGTGAGGTTGTTCGTACCGTCTATAGCGTTGCTAAAGTTGGTGCTCAAAACAACGTTGCTAACGCTGGTATCTTTGACCTTGACGTTGACTCCAACGGTCGTTGGTCAGTTGAGAAGTTCAAAGGACTTCTTTTCCAAATCGAGCGCGATGCTAACGCTATTGCACAAGAGACTCGTAGAGGAAAGGGCAACTTCCTGATCTGTTCAGCAGACGTTGCTTCAGCACTTGCAATGGCAGGTGTACTTGACTATTCTTCAGGTCTTAACGGCGCTGGTGGTCCTTCCATCGGTGAAGTTGATGACACTGGTAACCTTGCTGTTGGTACTATCAACGGTCGCATTAAGGTCTACGTTGATCCTTACTCTGCTAACCTTTCCGACAAGCACTACTACGTCATCGGATACAAAGGTACATCACCTTATGACGCAGGACTGTTCTACTGTCCTTACGTTCCCCTCCAGATGGTTCGCTCGATCGACCCTGACACCTTCCAACCAAAAATTGGTTTCAAGACTCGTTACGGCATGGTCAGCAATCCTTTCGTCACCACCAACGGAACCTACAACGGTACTCCCGATGGCGAAACACTTACGGCAAACGCCAACATGTACTACAGAAGAGTACAAGTTATCAACCTCATGTGATTCATCACTTCAGGTTTCTTACAGACCTCCCAGCAATGGGGGGTCTTTTTTTGTCTAAATAATTCAGGCTCGTATCATGTAAAAATCATGGCAACATCCGTAGAGCGCGAAGCACAAGCATTGCAAGAAAAAGTAGAAAAAGAACCAGTAGTAAAAGAAAAACCATCTACATTCAAAATTTTTATTGGAACTGTGGGTGCTCTATTTGCTCTGTCACATATTGGTTTGTTGGGTTATGTAATTAATAGACCACAAGAACCAGAACTTCCTCAAGTACCTACGATCAATATTCCTCGTGGAGATTATTCATCATACAGAATTAAAGCGGGTAAGGATGGATATGAGATCGAATACAAGGCAAACGATCCTGCTATTTTAGAATCTCAAAAATCATTATCTTCTGATAGAAATAAGAAAGGATTGTTTGGTGGCGGCACAGAGAGTAGCCGCGAGTGGCGTCGTGATCAATTCACTATGGACGGCACCCGTAATATGGGCGCAGGAGGTGCTGTAGGAGACGGTGAGGGAAAGTCTGCAAAAGACATAGAGTGCATCGTGGCGGACGCTGGAGCACGGTCACAAGGTGCAATGGCGGGTAGTGCTATCGCAGCCGGTGTTGCTGTTCCTGTCCTTTCCAGCGTCCCCTACGTGGGATGGTTGGCAGGTGGATGGGCACTCTTGCTCGGTCAAAAAGCAGGATCATCATTGGGATCTACAGTAGGACAAGTTTTTAACGACTGCTAAATAGTAATAGCTTGGGAAGTTGACATGTCTGCCGATTGGTATAAGGAACAGTTAGTAAATAGAAACTACCTAACACCAGTAGGTTTCAAGTTAAAACTTGAAAGATTTGCCGCTGTAGATTTCTTATGCCAATCAGTTAATCTTCCTGATGTAACTATGCAGGCAACGCAAGTGCCTACAAGGTTTAGGGAGTATCCAATCATTGCAGGTGGTGGTGTAACTTACGGAGATCTTCAACTTCGTTTTATCGTAGATGAAGATATGGTAAATTACTCTTCCATATGGAATTGGATTCGTGATAATGGAAATGCAGAAACAGATGGATATGTAGAGGGTGAAGGATATTCTTCAGGTCAACTACAAGTTTCTACTTCAAATCACAACGCTAATTTCTTTATTGATTTTGAAAGAATATTTCCAGTTTCTCTTACAGAACTATCCTTCGATGCAACTGTAAGTGACATAGACTTTTTCACCGCTAATGTAACCTTCAAGTATACTCGCTATACTTTACGTGATAAAAACTTTAGGATTTTATGAAATTTGATCAACTACATAATCGCTTCCAAAAAATCAAGGAAGAATGGGCCCAAGATACACAGATTGACTTTCAGTTTAAGAACAAAGAATATACAGAGGATCTTGCCAGACTCGCATTAGAGATCCCGTTCCATCACAACAAGTACTTAAACCACTACACAGACCTCTCTCAAATTAAAACCTCTTTAGAGTTTGAGGTTCGGAGACTTGTAAAAGACAAACGAGAATACTACGGCGGCGAAGCAGACGCAAGAGTATACGCCGAAAAACCGTTTGGAGCAAGTATTAAAACTTCAGAGAAAATGAAAGTCTATTTGGAATCAGATGACGAAGTTATTAATTTAGAAGCAAAGGTTAAGTTCATTGACCAAATGTTGTACTACCTTGATCAAGTTATGCGTCAGGTATCTAACAGGGGTTTTGCTATCAAGAGTGCCATTGAATGGGAAAAATTTATTAACGGGAGTACGTGATGTCTAACATCGTCGTCAAGAAAAAGAACGAAGTTTATTTAACTGTACAATCAGAACCACACGTCCATAGAGAATTAGCAGATTATTTTTCTTTTGAATTACCAGAGGCAAAGTTTCTAAAGAGGCAACCCAGATTTAGATACTGGGATGGTATGATCCATTTGTACTCTCCTGCCACAGGAGAACTGTATAATGGGTTGCTTCCTCATCTCAAGCAATGGTGTAAGGAAAGAAAATATAAAATTAATTATGAAAAGAATGATTGGTATGGTGACGTAGAAGAACCAAACAAACTGGTATCTCCTGGTGGTGTCAATGTCTTCATGAATAAGATATCCAAATATCAACCAAGGGACTATCAATACGCTACTGTTTATCAAGCTCTCAAAAACAATAGAGGGTTATTTTTGTCACCAACAGGATCAGGTAAATCACTTATGATCTACAGTATCGTGAGGTACTATGTTGCAACAGGTAAAAAAATTCTACTCGTAGTTCCTACTACCTCATTAGTAGAACAAATGATAAAGGATTTTAAAGACTATGGATGGAATGCGGATGACTATTGTCACACCATTTATTCAGGCAAAGATAAGAATACTGATAAACCAGTTGTCATATCTACCTGGCAATCAATCTATAAATTTCCCAAAAGATACTTCGATGACATTGACTGTGTTATCGGT